GCCCCTAAAGGCAAGCCAGCCCCTAAAGGCAAGCCAGCCCCTAAAGGCAAGCCAGCCCCAGCAGCCCCAGCAGCCCCAGCAGCCCCAGCAGCCCCAGCAGCCCCAGCAGCCCCAGCAGCCCCAGCAGCCCCAGCAGTGGCACTGCGCGGCGGGCCAGCAGTGGTGCAGGTGGCACTTACGGGTAAGCCATACCGCACAGGCGCTGCCCACAACGCCGCATGGTGGGCAGTAATTGCCGCAGCGTGTGCCACTGGCCCGGCACCCGTGGCGGCACTGCTTACCGGTGCAGCGGGTAAGGCAGCCGGGCTACCAAGCCACTTTATAGGCTACACACTGCGCCGTGGCTATTTGCAGGCCGCATAACCCCCCTACAGGCTGCGCATACTGCGCAGCCTACCCTTACCCCTTAGCCCCCTATGCTTTGCGCATAGGGGGCTTTGTTTTGTGCGCAACCATAAGCAGTCGCTTATATAAGCTCGTCCTTATATAAGGACGAACTTATATAAGGACGAGCTTATATAGGGACGAGCTTATATAAGGACGAACTTATGGACGACGACCCGGCCCCCGGGGGTACGGCGACCCCAACCAACACTCCGCCCCGCTCTGTCCACCCCCATGCATTTTCTTGTGAAATAGCAACTAGGATATCATAATGCATTTTCTTGTGAAATAGCAACTAGGATATCCTAATGCATTTTCTTGTGAAGTAAGTATTGAGATATCCATGCATTTTCTTGTGAAATGAGTATTGAGACATCCAATATGTCGCTTGTCAAAACAGGCAATCTGTGGTATGCTCCCCGCCCATGGATGATAAAACCTTTGAAATCGTTGAGACCGTGACCAAACTGCCTCGCGTCAAGCGTAAGGAGGATGGATTCAACCGCATGGACGTCGTAAACGCGTTCAACAATGCCTTCCAGATGATTGGAGGTGTCCCACGGCTGGCGTTGTGGGCCAACCAGAACCCAGATAAGTTCTACCCACTGTACGCAAGGTTGATGCCGAGCACCAGCGTCAACATCACGGCAGAGGGCACCACGTTGGTTATTGAGCACGCCACCCCCACCACCGGCCTGGACGACTTTGCCGACCTGTTGAAGCAGCAAGAGCAGGCCCATGGCAATTAAGATACTGTATAAGGTCCGCCCGTGGTTCGCCAAGTTCCATGCAAGGCGGCAGCGGTGGGCCATATTGGTCGCACATCGCCGCGCAGGGAAGACAGTTGCCGCTGTGAATGACCTGATTGAGCGAGCATCACGTAATCCACTCAAGAATCCACGGTATGCATACGTCGCGCCCCTGCTGCGCCAGGCCAAGGACGTGGCCTGGATGTATTTGAAGGAGGCCGCCGCTCCATTTGACCCGAAAATCAGTGAATCTGGACTGTATGTGGAGTTGAGCAAGCTGCCCAACTCACCCAGGATTACGCTGTACGGCGCCGACAACCCAGATGGCTTTCGAGGTCTGTATTTGGACGGTCTGGTGCTGGACGAGTACGGAAACATGACGGCGAACACGTTTAGCGAGATTTTGCTGCCCGCGTTGATCGACCGGCGGGGCTGGTGCGTATTCATGGGCACGCCAAACGGGCCAAATCACTTCCGCGAGGCGTTTTACGGGCGACAACACGACCCCGAGTGGCTTGTGGAGTGGTTGCCCGTGACGGTGACGAATGCTATCCGCCAGGAAGACCTGAATGAGATGAAAAAGCTCATGGACGAGGAGCAGTTTGCGCAAGAGATGCTTTGCAGCTTCGAGGCCAGTGTCCGTGGGGCGATATATGCCAGGCAAATGGAGACCATGGAGGCGGAAGGGCGTATTGGGGACTTTCCACTGGACAACGTGTCCCCCACAGACGTCGTTATGGACCTGGGCTGGCGAGACGACACCACGGCGGGGTTTATCCAGCGCAGGCCGGGGGCGTTGCTCATGGGGCATTGCTACCACGACAACCTGAAGCCGATTAGCTACTACATCGAGTATGTGAAGAACTACTGGGCTGCGAACAAGCTGAAGCCCGGACAGGTCTGGCTGCCGTGGGATGCCAGAAGCAAGAGCTTGCAGACGGGCAAGTCCATCATCGAGAACTTCCGCGATGCGAACCTGCGGGTGAAGCTCGTGCCGAACCTGGACGTGCTGGATGGCATCGCCGCCGCACGGAAAACGTGGCCGATCTGGTACTTCCACAGCAAGGAGACATATCAACTTCAACTGGCGCTGAAGAGCTACCACCGGAAGTATGACGACGCTAAGAAAGTATTCAGCGACGAGCCGGTACACGACTGGTCCAGCCACTATGCGGACATGTTCAGGTACGCCAACATCATCCTTAACCCCATGGGGGAGGCGAAAAACCCAATAGACCCCAACAAAGCCCTTGCGGCGGCGCTGCCCACGGGGGTAAACTACGGCTTTGCCCTGAACGACCTCTGGGATAACAAACGCGGTCCTAACCTTGGAAGAATATATGGCTGAAATAGACACGAGCTCCCCCACTACGGAATACGGACAAAAGTGGTGGTGCCAGAGACTCGACGAGGTCGAGAAGGAGATGGACAAGAAGTGGCGGAACAGTGGCGACAAGATCGTCAGCCGCTACCTGGACGAGCGGGGCGACGAGATGGCCAGCGAGGACATGAAGCGCTACAACATTTTCTGGGCGAACGTGCAGATTATGAAGAGCGCCATGTATGCCACGCCACCGCACCCGGGGGTGACGCGGCAGAGTGGGGATGCGAAAGATGACGTGGCGCGTACCGCCGCACTCATGCTGGAGCGCATTCTGGACATTGACATCAACAAAGACACCAGCGACATGCATGGTGCATTCAAGCAAGGCGTGGAAGACCGGCTGGTGCCGGGACTGGGACAGGTGTGGCTCCGCTACGATGTGGAGACGGAGCAGCAGGAAGTGCAGCCTGCCATCCCAGAGAGTATGGACCCATACACGGGGCAAATTATCCCGGCACAAGCTGCCATCATGGAAGAGGTGATCATCAAGGAGTCAGCGCCTTGTGATTACGTTCATTGGCGTGATTTTCTGTGGTCGCCAGCCCGTACCTGGGACGAGGTGTGGTGGGTGGCGCGGCGCTGCTGGCTCAAGAAGAAAGCCTTCACCAAGCGCTTCGGCAAGGAGAAGTATGACGAGCTGAAGGGGAACTACGAGGGCGAGCGTAAGAAGGGGCTGGGCCACGACCTGCCAAAAGGCTTCAGCAAGGGGCGGGTGGAGGTGTTTGAGGTGTGGTGCGAGGACACGAACAAGGTGTACTTCGTCAACCGGCACTGCGAAGAGATTCTGGAGAGTGTGGATGACCCGCTGCAACTGGATGACTTCTTCCCCTGCCCCAAGCCGCTGATTGCCACCCACAGCACCAGTAACTTCAGCCCACGGGCTGACTTCACGCTGACCCAGGATCAGTACGAAGAGCTTGACATGCTCAACGATCGTATCAGCACCCTTACGCGGGCCTTACGTGTGGTGGGCGTGTACGACAAGAACACTCCTGAGCTTGCCAAATTGCTGACGGGGCAGGAGTTCGCCATGGTGGCCTGCGACAATTGGAGCATGCTGGCGGAAAAGGGCGGGCTGCGGGGCAGCGTGGACTGGTTCCCAGTGGAGACCATCGCCGCCGTGCTGGAAAAGCTGATGGTGCAGCGTAAAGAGGTCATTGGCCAAATTTACGAACTCACCAGCATCAGTGACATCATGCGTGGGGCGAGTAATGGGCGGGAGACCGCCAAGGCGCAGACCCTGAAGGCGCAATATTCCAGCGTGCGGTTGCAGCTCACTCAACGTGACGTGGCCCGCTGGGTAACTGCGGCGCTAAAGCTCAAGGGCGAGGTCATCTGCAAATGGTTTCAGCCCAAAACCATCATCGAGCAGAGCCAGATTGAATACACGGAGAGCGCGCAATATGCTCAGCAGGCCGTGCAGTTGCTGAAAGATTACAGCATTGCGCAGTACCGTGTTGAGGTGGGCGAAGAGACGCTGAGCATTGCGGACTACACTGCGGAGCGCGAACAGCGCACTGAACTACTGACCGCCATGGGGCAGTTCTTGAGCCAAGCGGGCCAGATGGCGCAAGGCGAGCCGCGCATGCTGCCCTTCCTCCTGAAGATGATTCAGTGGGTGGTGGCGAGCTTCCGCAGCAGCAGCGACATTGAAAGCGTGCTGGACGAGGGCATCCGCGTGGTTAGCGAGCCGAAGCCGCCAGAGGATGACGGGGTGGCGGCAGCCAAGCAAGCTGAGATGCAGGCCCGCACGCAACTGGAGCAGGCGAAGATCGCCAGCAGCGAGAAGGTGGCGATGGCGGCGGATCAGCTGAAGGGCCAAATTGCGCAGATGCAAACCCAATCGGCTGAGCGTATTGCCGCACAGACCAGCGAGACCAAACTCACGATCGAGCGTATGGGACAAGACCTCACCAAAATGATTGAAGCTGCGAACTTACAGTCCGCAGAGACCCAAGCGCAGATGAAAGACCTGCTGGAGCGGCTGAAGCTCGCGCAGACCGAGTCGCTGGCCGAGCGAGAAATGGAGCACGCCATGCGGATGCAGGTTCACGAAGTGGCGAACAGGCCAGAGCCTGCCGAGAAGGGAGAAGACTGATGCCCACATATGACTACAGATGTCTCAAATGTGAGACGGTAGAGAGTACCATACAGTCTATCCGTAGCTACATGCAACAGCCCATTGTCGCACCCTGTAGACAACACGGGGATGCACATATGGTGCGCATGCTGTCCACCGTGCCGGGCATGAACAGCCTAGCAGGGGACCGCCACTACGACGGGATGCGGGCCACTGACGGTACAGACATCAGCAGCCGCACCAAGCACCGTGAATACATGAAGCGGAACAACCTCACCACCATTGACGACTTCAAGCAGACGTGGGCGGACGCTGGCGCGGCCCGTGAGAAGTTCCGTAGCGCACAGCACCAAGACACCACCGTCCGCAAGGACATCATTTCAGCAATCACAGAAAAGGCATCAGCATGAGCGACATCGCAGAAGACATCCGCAGCTCCATGGACTCATTGGAGGGCACAGCCCCAGGGGTTGAAGTCCCGGAGGGTGCAGCCCCGAAGCAGGAGAGTCAAGAGCCTGCTGAGTCCCAAGAGCCTGCGGAAGCCGGAAGCCGGGACGCCAGCGGACGCTTCGTGCCCCGTACCGCACCGGCTGAGCCTGCGCAGCCTGTAGTGCAACCCACGGCACCGGCCCAACAGCCTCAGGCGGCGCGTGCGCCCGTCAGCTGGAAGCCAGAGGCTCGTGAAGAGTGGAGCAAGCTGCCACCAACCGCTCAGCAGGAGGTCATGCGCCGTGAGCGCGAGATTACTGAGACCCTGCGCACCACGGCGGAAGCTCGCCACCTGCAACAGCAGTTCCAACAGGTGGCGCAGCCCTACATGCACTTCATACAGGCGGAAAACTCCACGCCGATGCAGGCATTCAGCAACATGATGCAGACCGCCGCCACGCTGCGAGTAGGTAGCGCGCAGCAGAAAGCAGACCTGGTTACGGCCATCGTAATGCAGCACGGCGTGGACCTGGAGATGCTGGACGCTGCCTTGTCCAACCGCATGGGGCAGCAAGGTCAGCAGGGGCAGCGGGCACCACAGAATGACGTGATGCAGATGGTTGATCAGCGGCTTGCGCCCATGATGCAGTACTTCAACGGCATTCAGCAGCAGCAGGCACGGGCCGAGCAGCAGACTAACGCAGCTCTGCAGACTGAGGTTGAGCAGTTCATGAGCAACCCTGCAAACGAGTTTGCTGCGGACGTTCACGCGGACATGGCCGACATTTTGGACCTTGCAGCCAACCGGGGCCATAAAATAACCTTGCAAGAAGCGTACAACCGCGCTACAATGCTGCATCCGACGATCTCAGGCATTGTCCAGCGTCGGCAGCAAGGTGGAGCAGTTGCCTCAACGAATGAGGCGGCGCTCAGAGCAAGACGCGCAGCGGCCAGCATCTCAGATAATGGGGCACCCTCGCGAGACAGTGATGGCGGCGACGGCGACGACATTAGATCAGCAATTGCAGCATCTATGCGAACCCTGAACCGCAGAGTTTAACCACACATCTCAAAGGAGCCCTAAATGGCATTCGCAAACGCAAGCATCAGCGACATTCTCGCAACAACCATCGAGAAGCGCTCAAAGAAAATTCGTGACAACGTCACGAAAAACAATGGCCTTCTGGCTTACATCAACTCCAAAGGCGGCATCCGCGAGTTCAGTGGCGGCTCAGCCATTCTGGAAGAAATCTCGTTTGCTGAAAATGCAAACGCTGGCTGGTACTCGGGATACGATCTGCTGCCAGTTTCGGCACAAGACGTGATCAGTGCCGCATCGTTTGACATTCGGCAAGCCGCCGTGCCTGTGGTCATCTCTGGCCTGGACATGTTGCGCAACGCCGGTCCCGAGCAGATGATTGACCTGATGGAAGCCCGCATGAAGGTTGCGGAGTCCACCATGGCTAATCTCATCTCCGCCGCGCTGTACAGTGACGGCACGGGAGCCGGTGGCAAGCAACTGATCGGCCTGGACTTGGCGGTGCCGGTCACGCCCACCACGGGCACCTACGGCGGCATTGACCGCGCCGCCTGGGCGTTCTGGCGCAGTCAGCGCGCAAACATCGCCGCAGTCAACCCGACCACGGTGCAGCCCGCGATGAACGCAATGTGGGCCAGCACTCTGCGCGGCATGGATCGCCCGAACCTGTTGCTGATGGACACCCTCTGGTGGACCCAATACATGGGCAGCTTGCAGGCGCTCCAACGCTTCGCAGGTACAGAGTCCGGCAACCTGGGCTTCCCAACCATCAAGTTCATGGACGCCGACGTGGTTCTGGACGGTGGTATCGGTGGCTTCGCTGGTGCGCGCACTTGCTTCTTCTTGAACACCAAGTACCTGCACTATCGTCCACACAGCGCACGCAACATGGTGGCGCTGGCCCCGAACAAGCGCTACGCCATCAACCAGGATGCTGAAGTGCAGATCCTGGCCTTCGCAGGCAACATGACCTGCTCTGGCGCTCAGTTCCAGGGTCGTCTGTCCGCAACCGCCTAATAGGAGGGGCTTCGGCCCCTCCTTGGCTTCAAGGAGAAATGAAATGCCTGCAACATTTGCAACGAATGGGGCTGCGGCCTCATTGGCGGCTGGGAACGACATTGGCGGAATGACTTCCGGCATTGGCTTCTCCAGCATTTCTAGCAGCGGCCTGCGCCAGCAGTCCAACACAGTGGCTGACTTCCGCGAAGCTGCAATCGGGGGTGGGGCACTGGCTGTCAGCGCCAGCAACTTGGGCAATACGCTCAATGGTCCGCTGGTGGTGGTGGCGGGCACCGGGTACACACCCGGCACCTACACCATTGACAGCGTGGGCGGCGGCATGCCCAACGGCACCGGCGCGGTTCTTGTAGAGGTGACGGCTGGCGGGTTGGTGACCGCGCGCATTGTGCGGGCGGGCAATGGCTTTACATCAGCACCAACGTTCCCCACTGCCGGCATCCCTGCTGGAACAGGAGCAACCATCACAGCCACCGTGGGGCTTGACAGTCCTGCTACGCTGCTCGGCACGGGCATTGTCGCTCCCAAGGGTGGACGATACCTGACCGCCGTAGGTAACGTGGCGAACAACGCCGCCGTGAGTGGGGGCTACCTCAACCGCAGCGGGCGGGCCATGGTGGCGGGCGAAAGCGTCTGGGCCGTACAGCCCTAACTGACGAGGGGCTTCGGCCCCTCTTTTCTCACTTCACTGAAAGAAACCATGGACACCCTGGAATACAACCACAATGACTTCAACGCTCAGCAGGCTGAGCAGGATCGCGCTCTATTGGTGCGCTTCTCTATGGCCCCGATCAAGAACGACGAGAAGTCGCTTGAGGAGGGCCGCCCAATTTTCGACGACACAGAAATGATCGAGATTCGGGTGCGAGGAACCAAGGACAATGTGGTTGTGCGCCCGGTACGCCCAGATGACAAGCAGCGGTTCCGCGAGGCGTACCGCAATCATCAAGAGGGCAACAAGGCCATGCAGAGTGGTACTCCCCTCGCACAGTGGCCTGTGATGACTACCAGTCAAGTTGAAGAGATGCGCTACCTTGGCTTTCTGACGGTGGAGCAGATTGCGGACGCCAACGACAGCGTAGTTGCCAACATCAGCGGGCTGCAGAGTCTGAAGAACAAGGCAAAAGCTTTTATGGAGTTCAGCAAGGGTACAGCACCCATTGAAAAGATGCAGGAAGAAATTGACGCGGCAAAGAACGTCAATGAAACTCTGACGCGCCAACTGGCCGAGACGCAAGCTGCGCTGGCCGTGCTGTCCGCCCGCATGGATGAGGACAAGGCCGAAAAGCCCAAGTTCGCGGTCAAGGCAAAGTAAGGAACAACCATGGCAAACTTCAACCGCTTGCTCACGCTGAACACAGCGGTTAGAGATGTCATGGGTCCGCTAGGGCTGGCAGTGCCCTTGTCCGTGACGGATAGCTTGGACAAAACTGCTTTGCAGATGTGGGCACTCGCCAACAAGGTTGGTGAGGAGCTGATGAATGCAGAAGATTGGCAGGTGCTGTCTAAGGACATGATCATCACCACGGATGGCGTGACAAAGATCTACCCACTGCCGGAGGACTTTGACCACTTCATCCAGGATAGTAGCTGGAACCAAACCACTCGGCTCCCTATGCTGGGTTCTTTGTCTGAGCCTGAGTGGCAACAGCTGAAGGCCCGCAATCTTGGTGGCACCACGTTCGCCATGTTGTTCCGTGTGACCAATGATAACCTGGAACTGTACGACCCGGGCAGTTCCCCACAGACCCTGGTGCTGCCCTACATGGGGCGGGGCTGGGTGCGCAACGCGGCCAACGAACTCAAAGATGTGCTGGAGTTCAACGATGACCGCATACTGTTTGACCCTGCACTGTTCAAGGCCGCACTGAAGCTCGCATTCATGATTGCAAAAGGCTTTGACGCCATGGCGGCAAAGTTTGAATATGACAAGGCTCTGGCGGCGGCGGCGGGCAAGCAAGCGCCAGCCCGCACACTCAGCTTGGGCCAGCCGCACTACCCATACTTGGGGGAGAACAACCTTCCATACACGGGCTACGGCATAGTATGACACAGGCTCGTGTTCATCTGCTCAAGTCTTACCCTGCGCCTGTCGGCGGGCTGAATGCTCGCGACGGCGCGGCCAGCATGCCCCCTACGGACGCCACGCGGCTTATCAACTGGGTGCCTGACAGCTACGGGCTGCGCTGCCGCAAGGGATACCGGGAATGGGCAATTAACATACCCGGCAACGCCCCGGTAAAGACCATCATGTCTTACTTTGGTCCTGGAGAGGCATTCCCAGCAGGTGCGTTCCTCACACGTCCGACCACCATGCCCGGCACGCTGCTCGCAGCCACGGACACAGCAATCTATAATGTGACCACGACCACAGACGCACCTGCGGTGGCGCAAGTCCTCAGCGGCAACCTGAACGCAGGCTGGTTCAGCAACATCACACTCTCCAACAGTGGGGGTAACTTCCTACTGGCGTGCAGTGAGGCAGACGGCTACTTTACGTTTGATGGTGCGGTCTGGGTGAAGCGCGTGGCTGGCGCGCTTGCGGGGCAGATTGATGGAGTTGACCCCGCCAAGCTCGTGTACGTCACACAGTGGAAGCGGCGGGTGTGGTTCGTAGAGCGAGACTCTACGAAGGCTTGGTATCTCGGCGTGGACGCCATAACGGGCGCAGCTGCCGCGTTCGACTTTGGTCCACTATTCAAGCGGGGTGGGCACCTATCTTTTCTGGCCAACTGGACGTTGGATGCTGGTGAGGGCATTGATGACTTTCTGGTTGCGGTGAGCTCTAATGGGGAGGTGTTGGTTTACAAAGGAACTGACCCAGCCACTGACTTCGCCAACCAAGGCTCTTGGTTCATTGGGCAGATCCCCGTGGGCCGTAGGGGGCACAGCCAATATGGCGGCGACCTGCTGATCGTGTCCACAGATGGCATCAACCCACTGAGTCAAATCACTCGGGGCGGCAGTGGGCTGCTCGTGGCAACGAACAAAGAGTACAGCAGCAAGATCAGCATTTTGGTGGGCGAGGCGCTCCGCAAGACATTCACCACGCTGGGCTGGCAACTCTTCATGTCTCCCAGTGACCGTCTGCTCATCTGCAACAAGCCGGACTACGAAATCAACTACTCTGAACAGTTTGCATTGTCCACTGTGGTGAACGAGTGGACGGTGCTGAGGGGCGTACCCGCCCTGTGCTTTGGTACGGTGGGTGGGTACAGCTTCGTGGGCACGGCAACCGGCAAGGTTTTGCTCATTTTTCAGGACTTTAGCGATGATGTGAAGTTTGGCGAGACGCTGGGGGAGCCCATCCAGGGAGAAGTCCTCACAGCATCTAGTGACTTCGATGCGGCGGCGCAGAAGAAGATGTTCGCCATGATTCAAGTATCCTTCGTGGCCCCATTTCTTCCGGGGGTCACGGTGGACGTCGTAACGGACTACAAAGATGTGGGATACCAGCCAGAGGCAGTGAGCGTGGACTTTGTTCGCACCGCGTGGAATGCCGCCTTGTGGGGCGAAGGTACTTGGGGTGCGAGCAATCGTAGTTCGTTTAATGAGTGGTATACAGTGAATGGCCTTGGCAACAGCGGGGCAGCATATGTCGCCACGGCGTGTGTGGGGGACACCACCATGACACGAATTACCTACATGTATCAGGTGGGCGGGCCGTTTTAAGGCTTGTCAGCCAGCACGGGACCGGGTACAATGGCCGCAAGAATTGTGCATGGAGAGCATGTATGTTCCTGGGTCGCGGAACGAACCGGGGGCACATACTTCGGGGGCGGTGTGGCATTCGGGCTGGAGCGAGATGGAAAACCAATCTGCGCTGTGCTGTTTGAGGAGTACACGGGCCGGGCCATGAAGATTCATGTGGCCAAGGAGCCAGACAGTCCCATAGACCGGCAATGGCTTTACGCACTGTTCGGGTACGCGTTTAATCAGGTCAAAGTTCATAAACTCATTGGCCCCATAGACTCCGCCCACGCAGACGCTTTGAACTTTGCGCGGCGCATAGGCTTCGTGGATGAGGCTGTCATAAAAGACGCCGCACCCATTGGGGACATTTTACTGCTTACCATGACGCGTGAGCAGTGCAGGTTTTTGAAGGATGACAATGATGCACCTACTCGACATACCAGACCTTCCATTGGAAGCCTTCTGCCCCCGCCCAGACGGACGGATGACCCTACGATTTAAGTCGGATCCGCCACCCCCGCCTGACTATGTTGGGGCTGCGAAGCAGACTGCCGCTGGCGACCTTGCGGCTGCTCGGTACGCCACCGAGGCCAACCGCGCCAATCAGATCAATCCCTATGGATCGTTGACGTGGCAGAACAACACGACTCAGACATTTGATCAAGAAAAGTACGACGAGGACTACGGCAAGTGGGTCACCAACCGCGACAAGTTCAATGCGCAGCAGGTGGCTCCTGTTTCCGGGGGCGGATTCTGGGATAACCCACAGCCGGATAGGGCACCCGGACCAGCGGCACAATATAACATCGCCGCCCCTGACCGGGCGCAGTACCTACGCGACAAGGACAACTGGACGCAAACTGTTGCGCTGAACGAGACAGGGCAGAAGCTGCTAGATGCAGACAATAAGACCAAACTGGGGCTGGCCGGGTTGCAGAGTGGGTTAACTGACCGTGTTGCGGCGAGCACTAAGGCGGGCTGGGATGACAGCCTCTTGGGGGACCGGGGCACTGCATTTTCGTACAACCAAAAAGACGAGAATGGCAAGCCCATAGGCCCACAGACTACAGACCCAAGCAGGGTGGGCCAGGTTACAGTCGCAAACAATGGCCCATTCAACTTTGGCGGCGGCGGGTCTGGGCAGAAGGTAGACTTCTACGATGCGTCTAAGGTGGGGGCCGTCGGAGACGTGTACGACCCCGGCAAGCACACCAACGACGCCACTGAGCGCATTCTCGCTCGCCTCAACCCTGAGCTTGGGAAGCGGCGGGCGGCACGAGAGACTCAGCTCGCCAATCAGGGCATCACGCAGGGCAGCGAGGCGTGGAACAATGCGCAGTCCAGCCTGGGCATGGATGAGAACGACGCGTGGACTCAGGCTGGTTTGCAGGGCATCACACTTGGCATGAGCCAACAGGGGCAGACTTACGGGCAGCAGATGGGCAACCGCGCGGCACTGACTCGAGATCAGGAACTGTTGGGTAGTCAACAGATGGGCGTGCGAGGGCAGGACATCACTGCTAGTGGCATCACTGCTCAGGCCAACGCGGCGGCGGCACAGGCCGCGCTCCAAGCTCAACAGCAGAAGGCTAACCAAGAGGCTACGAATGCCCGTCTGCAACTGGACGCGCAGACGCTTGCGTTCAATCAGAGTTTGGCAGCAAGCAATCAAGCATTCAACCAGAGCAACGCCCTGCGGGCCGGGGGCATTCAAGAGCAGAACTACTTCGCCAACCGCGACATGAATCAGCTCAATGCTGTACGTACGGGCAGTCAGGTGGCTAATCCCACATTCGGCAGCTACGCGCAGCAGCAGACCACCAAGGGCGCGGACATTCTGGGTGGCGTCACAGCGGGCTACAATGCCGACATTGCCGCGAACAATGCCAGCAACGCGAACTCGTCGGCCCTGTTCGGCGGGGCCTTGAAACTGGCTAGCGGCGCAGGCTTTATGAACTTCTAAGGAGCTAAGATGAACGAAGTATCTTTCCAAGACGCGGCCACTGAAGAAGAGTACGCGCAAATGCTCAAGGCCGGACAGGCGAACGCGCAATACCAGCGAGAGATTGAGGAGCAGAAAGCCATGGCCGCGCGGCTGAGGGCGAATGGCATGGAGGGCGAGGGTCAGATGGTCAGCGGTCACTACATCCCGCCCAATTTCTTGGGCCAGATTGGAGGCTTTCTAAATGAGCGCAATGCCAACAAGGCGGACAAGGCAGGGAGCGCGGCAGGTGGCGCGCTTGACGCAAGTCAGGCAAGCCAGAACCAGACAGTGCTTCGGGCGCTGCTGCGCAACCGCCAAGGCGGGGGCGAGCCACAGATAGCTCCAGCTAACCCATATCCTGATTGGAACTAAGCGATGGACCCCTACAGCGAAGACACTGCGGTCAACGCTGGCCTGATGCAGCAGGCCAGTGAGCGAGCCAATAAGTTCAACATTCTGGCGGCGGTCGGCGCCATGGCGAACAACAAGCAGGCTGCGGCTGCGGCTGCCATGGCTGACCAGCAACAGCAGAAACGCTACGCTCCAAAGTCGTTGGGGGTGCAAGGGTTCGCACTGCCAGAGTCGGGCAACTTCATCCCGTCGCCAATCTACCTGAACGAACGGGAGAGCGAGCGGGAGCAGAAGCGCTCCGCCTTGGCTGCCACTTTGGAAGCGCGTAGGGAGCAGGAGGCTGCACGTATAGAGGCGCAGAATCAGCGTGCTGCGGATGCCAACGCCCTGCGGATGACGCTGGCCGGTATGGCGAACAGCAACCGCGCCATGCTCGCAGGAATGCGACAAGGTGACGCAGCCGAGGCGAAGCAGGAGAAGGCACAGGTGGCGGCTGCGGCAGACTTGGACAAACGAGTCAATAGGTTTTCCACTGCATTGGAAAAAGGAGGTGTTCCAGAGTTTGAGGCTGCGCTTCAGACTGCGGAAGGACGACTCAGCCGCCACAAGGAGGGAGAGCTGCCTGGGTATGGCCGTCTGGGCTCCATGGTGCCCAACATGATGTCTACTGACGAAATGCAGATGACGCGCAGCGACATGGCTGCGGCGGCGAACATCCTGCTCAAGGCCCGGTCGGGCGCTGCTGTCACTGAGTCTGAGCTTAGGAGGTTTTTGGAGGAGACGGCGAGTGGCAAAGGCATGTCCGAAGCCGCAATGCGCGCAGGCTGGAAGAAGTTACGTACTCACTTCAACGCTCGCAGGGACAACTTCACCAGCGGGGTTGGTGATGACGTGCTGAACACTTACAATGAGCGGAATGGAGCCCAGTTTACTCGCCCCACGGCGAAGCCCGCTGCGGGTGGGTTGTCCCCTGAGGATCAGGCTGAGCTTGATGCGCTGCGCAAGAAGTTTGGAAGGTAACAAATGACCCCACAAGAAGAACTTGCTGCATTGCGTCGCATGGCCGCACTTGAGGCCCGTAGCGCGGGCGGGGCACCCACGGGCACCCAGGCCCCCAACCCAATGCCAGCGGCCCCACAAGACCAGTCAAAACCCCTGGAGAGGGCTGGCGGCTATGGCCCCTTTATGGCTGGCGTGGCGGGCGGGGCAATCAAGGCCGGGTACGGAGTAAAGCAGCTCTTTGGTGGGCTTGATGCGGAGGACCGCGCCGTGCTTGCGCAGGTCAAGGCCGAAGAAGCTGAGGAGACCAACGGCTTCAAGCGGGGCGTAGGTAACTTCGTGGCAGATGCGGCGCTCACCGCCGTGCCCGCCAGCAAGTTCACCAAGGGCACAATGTTGATCAAGGCTCTGGGCAGAGGTGCTCCACTGGCGGCGGCTGCCGTGTCCGGCGCGGGCACCGAGGCTTTGACTGGAGTTGCGGAGGGGGACACCTACGCGGAGCAGATGCAGAATAAGGGCGTCAAGGCTGCGCAAGCGGGGGCCACGGGCGCTGCATTCCAGGGCGTGCTGAGTGGTGCGCTGCGCACAGCCAAGGGGCTATTCAAGGCGAAGCCCGAGGCGCAAAGGCTCTTCGCTCAAGGCATCAACCCTACACTGCAACAAGGCGCGGACACTTCGTGGGGTCGGTTCGTTGGTGGGCTGGCCTCCGGCAGCGGCGCGGTGCGAGACCGGCAAGAGCAGGAAGTTGCCAACTGGGTACTGAAGCAAGCCACCGAAGGCAACGTGCAGATGCCCCGCGCCACCGGGAGGGAGGCTGTGCAGGCGGCGGACGACTACATTGACGACGCCTACAGGACACTCTGGAAGGGTAAGCGGGTTCAGCTGTCTCCCACTGAAGTCAGCAATGCGCAACAGGCCGCGCAGCAACTGAACAACAGAGGACAAAACGCTTACGAAGCATCGCGGGCGGGGAAAACCGTAGCCAACTTATTCGGCAACACAGGAGACACGAACCGCAGCATGAATGCGTCCACACTGATGGACAAGTATGTCAATGTCTTGTCGGAGAAGATTGACATCGAGAAAGACCCAGAGATTCAGCGGCGGCTGATGGCGGCGAAGAACTCGCTCATCAACAACGTGCGGGACAAAAACCTGACCCCCGCAGAAGCTCAGCGACTGATGGAAATCAACACCCGCAACTTCGACCTAGCCCGCATGAAGGAAGCCACCAAGGGGGCGTCTGGGGAGCTGGAGGGCATGTCTTTGTCTAAGCTGGCGTCAGCGTACAGCAAGCACAAGATGCCCACAAACACCACTATGGATGACGGCATTGGTCCCGCGCTGCGCGTGCTGGGCCACACCCCCACGCAAGACGAGGCCAGGGCCGCTAAGGTCACAGGTCAGCGCATCCTGGGCGGCATATTGACTGCTGGTGGGGTCACTGCGGCCACCACGGGACCGGTCATTCCTCTAGGCATGGCGGGCCTGTATGGAACCAGCCTGCTCGGGCAGAGCGAAAAGGGGGCAAAGTTCCTCATGGGCCAAACCTCAAGCCAACAAAAATTGGCGGAATTTTTGCGCAAGAGTGGTGTAGATGCTACACTACCAGCAGCTTCCGGCGTGCTGGGATCAGGATTTATTGGAGAATGATGTATGGGTCGCGACTCTAACGGAAACTACACCCTGCCCCCGGGCATCAATCCGGTGGTGGCGGGCACTGTAATCACGGACACGTGGGGCAATGCCACGCTTGCCGACGTTGCAGCAAGCCTGACGAACAGCTTGTCCCGAGATGGCCGGGGCGGCATGACTGCTCCCCTCCGGTTGGCGGACGGAACACTGGCTGCGAACGGCGTGGGCTTTGCCAATGAAAGTAACACAGGATTCTACAGGGCAGCCGGGGGCAACCTCCGCCTGAGCATTCTTGGTGCGGACCGCATGATTGCCACGGCAGCGGGCATTGCATTCCCGGACGTACCCACTGCCCCCACTGCCCCCACTGCCGATAACACCACCAAGCTCGCGACCACAGAGTATGTGGAGCGCGCGGGAGCGCTGAAGGCGGACCTGGATTCACCCACCTTTACGGGCACACCCACAGCCCCCACGGCTCCTCCACTCACTGCCGGCGCGCAACTGGCGACCACAACCTATGCAGATGCGGCGGTGGACGTGGCGCTGGCGGCGGTGGACGTGGCGCTGGCGGCGGTGGACCTTCAGAAAGCAGACATTGACTCGCCGGCATTCACAGGCACCCCCACGGCACCTACTCAGCTCCCCACTGATGACAGCACTCGGCTGGCGACCACGGCATTCGTCGTGCAGCAAGCGTTCAGCGCCGCATTGCCCACGCAAGCTGGCAATGCGGGGAAGTACCTCGGCACAGATGGATTGTCCGTCAACTGGACAAAGCTCCCTGAGAACTTTCAAATCGGCGATGCGGTGGTCACCACCCGAGACCTGCTGCCCCCACTTTGGCTCCCTGCCAATGGAACTACTCACCTGCAGAGTAGCTACGCCGCATTGTTTGCGGAGATCGGCCTATTGAACGCGTGGAACCCAGGGGCCGTCATCAGCCCTCCCCTCTTGGCAACTACGTCAGCGGGCGCTGGTACGTGCTTTTCGTGGAGCAGCACAGGGGACTACGTTGCGTTCTCCGCTGGAGCCCTCCAATTAGCGGCGTACAGCTACGCCGCAAGCGCACTGACCCTGCTTACCACGGCTACGCCATCCACTAACGTATTTGGCGTTGCCCTTTCTAAAGATGGGGAATACCTAGCGTATGGGGTGGATACGCCAGGGCCGGTCAAGCTGCGGGTGCAGCAGAGAACAGGGACCACGTACGCACACATTCCGGATCCTGTATCCTCCATTTCGGGGGTTGCGAACAACATATGCTGGAACCCAGCAGGTACACACTTAGCAATTGTCACAGATGAAAGCCCATTTCTGCACCTGTACAAGATTGCTGCGGGCCTGCTTGTCAAGCTGGCCGCTCCGGCTGTGCCCATCACAGCACTTGCGCGCAGGGTGGCGTGGAGCCCGGATGGAGCCTTCCTGGCCGTGGGCAGCAACACCCCGAGCAACTCGTTGCGAGTCTACTCCGTCAGTGGGGACGTCTTCACTGCCACCCCGACCATTGCAGGTATTCCACTGGCGGCAGTCACGGGGCTGACGTTCTTCGCGGACAACAATGTCGCACTTCATTCCGGAAATACGCTGTACACGATTACTCGCTCGGGCACCACATTCACCCTCGCGGGAAGTCAGCCACTTTCTACAGTCACCAGCATTGCAGCGGATAAAACAGGCACGGTGCTGGTCTATTCGGGCGCAAGCACTGGCGCTCCGCTGTTCTACCTTAGTGGAGTCACGTGGACTCCCCTGCCTCCCCCCGTGGGCCTGATCTCAACAACGTACCGCTCGGGGGCCTTCAGCCCCACTGAAGACATACTTATGATGCCCACGCCCACGGGGGCAACTACATTCACGACAATACGGGGGTACGCCTACAACCCCGCCACAGAATTTCAAACACCATCGGCAGTCCCGCAGGGCGTAGGGCTGAATACGTTCGTTAAGGCCAATGATACATGATTGAAAAAGATGACGGCGGCTGGCACCTTGACAAAAAGGTTCCCCTAGGGCTGATATTCGCCATGGTAGTTCAAGCCGGAATGGTAGTTTGGGCCGTGGCAGATATTAAGAAAGACGTGGAGGTGCTGAAGGCAATCAATGTTTCCCAGAATGAGCGGGACAGCAGACAAGATACCTACGCGGCCGAGGTGACGCGGACAATGCAGGGCACCCTGCGGGACATCAGCTTGAAGCTAGACCGCTTGATTGAGCGGCGAACAGGCAAGGAGCAAGAGTAGTGAACTTCGATCAAGCCTTCCATAAGCTGCTCGGCCACGAGGGGGCATACAGCAACCACAAGGACGACAACGGGGGTGAAACCATGTGGGGCATCACCGTTGCCGTAGCCCGAGAGAGTGGATATACGGGTGCCATGCGTGACCTCCGCGTTGACCAAGCCAAGGCTATCTATCGCAAGAGTTACTGGGATGCCGTACGGGCCGACGACCTGCCCGCCGCCGTGCGCTACGCACTATTCGATGCCGCAGTCAACTCTGGCGTTGGACAGGCCGTGCGCTGGCTCCAGCGGGCATTGGACGTGGCGGACGATGGGCTCATTGGTCCCGTGACACTGGGGGTGGCATCGTTGGCAGAGGTGGAGCCTCTGTTGCGAAAGATGCTGGCTCAGCGCCTGCGCTTCATGACCAACTTGAGCGACTGGCGCACCTTCTCCAAGGGATGGGCGCGGCGCATTGCTGACATGTTGGAGGAGTGATGGAACATGAAAAAGACCGCTGGAAGAATCGCCGCCGCATGGCGTGGCTATCTCTGGTGGCGGGCTTGCTGTTTCCACTTCTATTGCTGTACAGTGACTCTGCACAGTTGGGCGCGGTGGCTGGAGCGTTCTACACCTTTGCGGGGGCTGTGGTGGCGGCATATATTGGTTTCGCCACATGGGATGACAAGAATGTGATGGAGTCAAAATAATATGGTCGCCGAACAAGTTGCGGGCATAGTCATCAGCATCTTACTTGCTGGCACTGCATGGTTCGCGCACAGCAGCGGAAAACAATCAGGGATGCAGACTATCCAAGCGAAGTGGGACCGGGAGAGGGTGCTGACCCAGGAAGCCCAGGAAGCCCAGGCGCGGGTGGCGCGGGACAAAGAAGCTGCTTGGGTGGCGCGGCTGGTTCAGCAACAGACGGAGTACCAGAATGAGAGCAA